TCGAGCATGGGCCGCCGAGCGAGGTGATGCCGAAGCCGCAGCCGGCGATGGCGCAATGACCTATTGGACGCCGATCCCAGGAGACCCGCAACCATCCGGACCCGATCCGTGTCCGATGTGTACGTTAATTGTGTTCGGGGCATTAGGGTTGCTGCTAGCGTTGGGTGGAATCTCTCTCTTCCTCCTAGTGGTAACAGCTAGCGATTAAAGATCGCCAATCCAAGGCCAGCCCGCGCAATGAGCGTCACCGCAATTACCGAGTCCCGCGATATCGTATCGCGACTTGAAAAGTGGAAGTATGCTCCACTTGCTTCGGCGAACGCAATGGAACTTGAGCCACAGATGGCCGCCGATATTGATGAGGCAATTAAGCTCATCGAACAGTTACGCGGCGTTGTTGCGTAGATCGCCAATCCAAGGCCAGCTCGCGCCGCTTCTGCTTCGTGACGAAGCGCTCTGCGGCCACCATGGGCACCAAGGCCAAGACCAAGAAACGATGCGATCGCCCGCTTGATCCGTCCGCCGCCGGACGCTCAGACGGTTTCACCTTTATGGCGGCTTCGGTGCCGGGCCGCTTCCCGGCTTCGTTCCTTCGAACGTTATCGAGGATTGTAGATGCCTGACGTTGTTGATCCGAAAGCCGCCGCTCTGCTGGCCGAAGGCCTTACCCAAGGCGAGGTTGATTATCTGACGAGTGGTGGGCGTAATGCTGAGGGGCTGGCGCCGCCGGCAGATGATCGCTTCGCGTCAATCGACGATCGTCTAAAGGCCGCCGGGCTGCCTCCCACATCTCCTGCCGCCGCACCACGGGCAACGCCTCCGGCCGCACCAGCCGCCGCTGCAACGCCGCCCGCAGCCGCGCCGGGCGCAACCGATGACGAGCCCGACGACCCGGCCGAACTCGCCCGCGAGCGTGATCCCAACTACCGCGTCCCCTATGCCCAGTTCCGCCGCGAGGAGAAAGCCCGCAAGGCCCTCGCCAAGCAATTGCGCGAGCGCGACGAGGCGCTGACCTCGGAACGTACATCAGCACAGGAACTCCGAGAGAAATGGGCGCGCGTCGATGAAAGGCTGAGGGTGTTTGCGGCGGCGACCGAACCGGCCCCCCCCGCTCCAGAAGCCCCCAAGGCAAAGCCCGACCGCGACGCCGATCCCTTCGGTTACATGGCGTGGCTTGAGGAACAGGTCGAAGGCCTCAAGCCCAAGCTTGAAGCCGTCACGACGCAGTTCCAGGAACGCGATGCCGCGACCGAGCTGCAGAGCGCCTATATCAACGATGCCCGCACTTATGCGGGCCGGGAACCGCATTTCGGCGCGGCCTATAACTGGCTGATGGCAAACCGCGATGCCGAGTTGCAATCGATCGGATATGCGGACAAGCAAGAGCGCATCCGCATCATGATGGCGGACGAGCGCGATGTGGTCGCGCGTGCCTTGCAGGCCCGCCAGCGCGATCCCAACGCGCCAGGTCCGGCGCAGATCATCTTCGGTCTCGCCAAGGCCAGGGGCTTCCAGCCCCCGGCGGCTGCGGGCGCAAACGGCGCCAACGGTGCTGCAAGCCCAGCGAACGGTGCGGCCAATGGCGCTGCCGCTGCCGCCGCCGGCCATCCCAACGTTACCCAGCAGGTCGAGGCAATCCAGCGCGGCCAGGCCGCAAGTCGTTCGCTCTCATCTGCCGGAGGCGCGCCGCCCCCGCAGGGCTTCGACCTCGAAAAGCTGATCGGCCTCAGTGATGACGAGTATGCCGATTATGTGAGGCAACTCACGCCGATGCAGCGCCGGGAATATCAGTCGCTCATTGGCGCTGCGCGATGAGTATCCCGCTCGGCAACATTCGCCGCATCGAGCATCTCGCAAGGCGGCGTGAACGCGTCGCGTGCCTCATTCGTGATTTGAATAGAATCAATGGGGGCGAGGAAATGCTCTCGATCTCCCACGATGTCATGGAGTTTGTCGATCAGCGCTTAGCCGCGAAAGGTCTCTTGTCTCTTGTGATCGAAACCAGCATCGCGATTGACGAAGACCTCAAAGCGTTGGGCGTCGAAATTCCGTAACCCTATTCGCCTGGTAACAGGCTTCGCCCGCCCGCGAGCGTCATCGCAGGCTTCGACTGGTCCCCGTCAAAGGTCCGCGCTGCAGCCAGCGGAAATGGCTGCTTCGCTCAAGGGCGCCGAGCGTCATCGCGCCTTTCACCTGACGACATTCACGGGGATCATCAATGGCAATCACTAGTTTTGCCTTGAATGACGCCTATGCGGTCAAGCTGTGGTCAAAGGAGCTTTCTGTCGAAGCGTTGAAATATACGCCTATCGCTCCCTTGATCGGCACAGACGCAGGCGCCGTCATTCACAAGAAGGAAGAGACCGAAAAGGGTAAGGGCGACCAGGTCACGTTCGGCCTGCGCCTGCAGCTCACCCAGGACGGTTTCACGGAAAATGAGTTGGCCGAAGGCAATGGTGAATCGCTCACCATTTACACGGATCAGCTCACGATTAACGAGCTCATTAGCGTGGTCGGCGTGAAATCCGATCGCACCATCGACCAGCAGCGCATTCCCTTCGACCTTCGGGCCGAAGCGCGCGACGGCTTGGCGGACTGGTATGGCAAGCGCCTTTCAGTCAGCGCCTTCAACCAGCTCTGCGGCTATACCGCGGAAGCCCGCACCAAGTACACCGGCCTCCAGGCAACGACCGCCCCGTCATCGGGTCGTCAAATCTGGCAGGGCGGCAATACCGCTGACGAGCAATTGACCTCGTCCAACACCTTCACGCTCGGCATGATCGACCGGGCCGTTGAAGCGGCCCGCACTGCCTCTCCGGTGGTGCGCCCGATCAACGCCAAGGGTAAGTCGGACATCGGCGATTACTACGATGCGATCGCCCAAGGTAAGTATGTGTGCTATATCCATCCGTATCAACGGACGGATTTGCGCACCAACACATCGACCGGCCAGTGGCTTGATATCCAGAAGGCCGCGATGACCGGCGGCGATGTCAAGATGAACCCGATCTATTCGGGGGCTCTTGCCGAGTATAACGGCGTCATCATCAAGGAAGCCTTCGATGTGACCCAGGGCGTTAACTCGTCCTCTGGCGCGGCGATCACGACGGTTCGTCGTGCGGTTCTCCTCGGGGCCCAGGCCGGAGTTATCGGCTACGGCATGAAGCACGCTGGCGGGAAGTACCTTTGGAACGAGGAACTTTTCGACCACAAGCGACGGCTCGAAGTCTCCGCCCTCTCGGTGTGGGGCCTCAAGAAGACCAGGTTCAACGGCATCGATTACGGCGTGATTGTCATGTCGTCCTACGCTGCAGCGCATTAAGGGAGGGCATGAAAATGGGAACGAATACCGATTTGCGTGGTCTGTCTGCGCGCTCGCTGCACCGCCAGCTTTCGCACACCATGCGAAAGACCGTCAATTTCGGCGATGCCGGAATTGGCGGCAGCAACGGCGTCTTGCTGAGTTCCGACGCGCTGCCGTCCGGCGCGTTCATCACCTCGGTCTGGGTCGAGGTGGTGACGGCGTTCAACGCCGGCACCACCAACACCCTGACGGTTGGCACCAATGCCGGCTCGATCAATAACATCGTGTCGTCGGCGGATCTGACCGGCAACGGCTCGGCGTCGCTGGGAACGCAAGTCACGCAGGTCTTGCGTGGTGCTGGCCGCTCACTGGCTTCCGCGGGCGATACCCAGGTGTCCGTCAAGTATGTCCAGACGGGTGCTGCGGCGACGACCGGCCAGGCCGTCATCGTCATCGAGTACGAAGCCAACTTCCCCGGCTAAGGAGAGCACGCCATGAACAGATTGAAGATCATCGGCATCGCGCTCCTGTCGGGTGCGATGGCCTTTGCGGGCGTTCCCGCAGGGGCGCAGAACCTCAACATCACCGGCACGATTACCGCCGGCGGGATGTCGATCACCGGTTCGGCGACGAACGACAGTGCCTGTGCCGGCTGTGTCGGCCAGTTTGTCTCGTCGCGTACCGATGCGCTCGCCAACCAGACGGCGGCGAATAATGCCGATGGTTCGGTCGTGACCTCGGCACCGTTGCTTACCACGGCTATTCCCAACAACGTCACCCAGATTCTGTTGGGTGCCGGCGACTGGGACTGCCGCGGCGATGCGGCGCTCCAGGATGTGAGCGGTGCCGTCACCATCTTCTCGCTGTGGACCAGCACGCAGAATCAAAACGCTGTGCCGCCGCAGCAGGTGGTCAATACCAACGGCGCGGGTCTCAACCACTCCTACGTGTCGTTGCAGGCGGCCGCCGTCACCTCGCCCAACTGGGCATTGGCGACGGGTTCCGCTCGCTACAGCCTTGCGGCGGCGACCTCGGTGTTTCTCAACACCGTGGCGACGTTCGCGTCGGGGACTGTCGGCGCACAAGGGGTGCTTGATTGTCGGCGCATGAGATAACGTGACAATCCTTGGTTTCCTGCTTGCGGTGTGTTACGTCCCCGGTTGGACTGGTTATGCCATTCCAACCGGGTGGCTGCTGCTCTCGGGCGTGCTGCCCTTCATCTTGCGCAAGGACTTGGTGCTTTGGAATCCGTTTCTAATATATGCGGTGATTTCGCTCGCCTGGGCTCCCGTATTCGCGCAAGGTGTCTACGAGTTATGGACGATTGCCATACTCTGTGGTGCTTTCTGTCTTGGTTCATGCGCCGCCGAGCCCAAAAGGCTCTATATTGGGATGGCGGTCGGTCTGAGCGTCTCGACAGTCTTGGCGCTGGCGCAAGCGTGGACCGGTAGCGGCATTCTTTACACGGCGCCCGGCGCTTATTCCTCGCCCGCAGGACTGTTCGTCAATCCCAATGTGTTCGGCGAGACGGCGGCGCTCATTTCGGTCGCCTTGATGGCGCATCAGGTGTTTTGGCCGTTGGTATGGACTGTCCCTTCGGTCCTGTTATCCGAAAGTCGGACGGGGCTTGCGGCGCTGCTTCTCGTCGGGGCGGCGTGGTCGGCGAGCCGATATACCGCCCTGCTGATGGCGGTATTCATTGCGGCATTCGTGTTTCTCAAGCCGATGGATACGCTCGGCTACCGCTGGGAGATTTGGAAAAGTGGATACAACGGTATTACTTGGTTTGGCCGCGGCGCTGGCTCTTATATTATTACTAGCCCTATGTTTTCGCCTTTTCATACTGAAATGATGCCGAACCGGGAAGAAAACGCCCATAATGATTTTCTCCAACTGTTCTATGAATATGGGCTTGGCGCGCTTTTGCTGCTTCCCGTTGTCCTGGTTGCGCTGTTTGGGGCGGCTGGTCCTGAGCGATATCTATTCGCTGCGTTCTGCATCATCGCCTGCCTCAACTTCCCGATGGCGATTCCGACCGAGGGCTTTCTTGGGGCATTTGCCATGGGCCGTTTGTGGCGCGATAGGGGTGTGGTTTGGCGTCGCCGGCTATTTCGCCAGCGCGCTTTCTGAGGACGGTTGGCAGTTCGCGCGGTTCGATCTGGTCGAGGCGGCGGCGAAGCTGTTTCCGTGGAACAGGGTTATCAGAACGCGGCCGGGATACTTTGCGCTCAAATATGTGGTGCCGTCCGAGGCCTCGACCGAGATCGTAACGGGAGCGCTGCGTACCGATCCCTATGCAGCCGACCTGATCTATGGGCTGGGGACGCATTACTATCTGATGGGCGATAACCATCGCGCGAATCAAGCCTTCGCCAGGTTCGCCGAGCTCGCACCCAACTCGCCGATCGGCAGACAGGTGAAATCCGCACTGCTGGCGTGCTGCATGTCTCAACCTGCGCCGTCGCCAGCAGTCGGCGGCTCTGAAAACGAGAAGGAATAAATAATCATGGCGTTCCCCGCTCTCGGTGCCATCGCCAACGCCACCGGTATTTTCGACGAAACCAAGGACAGCGTCGTCAAGACCGGCCCGGTGATTCAGAACACGCCGGCCCCTGCATCGGTTAATACCGCAGGCGCGGCGAGTTATACCGGCGCGCAGTTCATCGGTGGCGTCATCGTTCGCAATCCCAACGGATCGAGCCGTACCGATGTGCTGCCCACAGCAGCCGACATGGTGGCGACGATGAGCGGGCCGGGGATTGGCGCCCAGGCGAACGCAGCGCGCGTCGGCGATACATTGTGGTGCCTCATCACTAACGGCTCGCCTTTCGCGTCAAGCTTCACCATCACTGTGACGGCAGGGGCCGGCGGTGCGCTTGATCCAAACCAGGACGCAACATCGGCCATCATCGGCCCCGGCACGTCGAAGGAAATCGCGATCAGGCTGACGAACGTCACCAAGGGCTCGGAAGCCTACGTGTTCTATTGCTGAGGGCGGGTCGGCGGCGTCGAGGGAGAGTCTTAGATCATGGTCGCCTCGTCGCATGCGGTCGGCACGCAAGGCTACATGAAGGACAAGATCGCCGACGAGATCGCGCGGCCTGATCTGTCAAGCCAGATCGCCGACAAGATCACCGAGGCGATCGCGGCCTATCAGCCGGAGCGGTTCTTCTTCTCGGAATCGCGCGATATCACCTTCAATACCGTGGCCTCGCAGGAGTTCTATACGTCGTCCGATAATGCCGCGATCCCCACGCTGCAGGCCTTCGATTATCTCATCCTCTATATCGGCTCGATCCCGTGGCCGATTGCACGGCGGACCGATGTCGAGATCGAGGTGCTCAACCAGAATGGCCTGATGAAGGGGCAGCCGTGGAACTGGTCCTATTACAACCAGCAGATCAGGCTGGGGCCGGTGCCAGATACGGTCTATGCGATGCGGATCGCGGCGCATCAGAAGGTGGCGGCGCCTGCAACCGATGATACGGCCGGCAATCCATGGATGACGGATATTGCGGAACGCTTGATCAGGTCTCGCACCAAGTATGAGCTTTATCTTCACGTCATCCGCAATATGGACATGGCGCAGGCGATGGCGGCGGCGGTGACGGAGGCCTTCGATGCGTTGAAGGGGCAGACCAACAGGCTCGTGGGACGCGGCATCACAGCTCCGATGGAAATGTGACGTGCGATGCCCGATCCTCTCCTGCCCTTCGGCGAATACCGTCCCGATGTGTCGGACTATGAGGGGATCGCGTCCCAGGCGATCTCCAATGTCGTACCTCGGGGCGACGGCTATGGGCCATGGCAAGACCTCGTCGCGTTGACGGCGGCCCTGCCGGCGGCGTGCCGCGGCTTCTTCGTTGCGTTCAAGTCGGATGGGTCGATCGAGGTCTTTGCTGCGACCGCGACCAAGCTCTATCAGCTCAACAATACGACCCTGGCATGGACCGACGTTTCGTTAGGGGGCGGAAGTTACGCCTCGATCTCGTCTGGATCGCAGTGGCAGTTCGCCCAGTTCGGCAATCTCGTCTTTGCAACGCAAGCGAACGTCGCGTTGCAAGTGTTCGACATGAGTTCGGCCGCCGCCTTTTCAAACAGTCCAGGGAGTCCACCCCAAGCGGGCTCGATCGCCGTGGTCGGGCAGTTTCTGGTTCTCTCCGATCTGTTCTCGCTGCCATATCGCATCCAATGGTCAGGGCTCGGGGATACGACGAACTGGACGGCGGGCGTCAATCAGTCGGATTTCCAGGATTTCGCGGACGGGGGCTTTGTTTATGCCGTGGTCGGCGGCGAATACGGCACGATCCTGCAGAACCGTCAGGTGCGCCAGCTGACCTATGCGCCTGGTTCGCCCTATGTGTTCCAGATCACGAGGATCTGCGAGGACCAGGGCTTGTTCTCACGCTACGCATACACAAAGGCCGGCGGCCAGATTTTCTTTCTATCGGGCCAGGGGTTTCAGAAGCTCGTCGCGGGCTCGCTACCGCAGCCCATCGGCAAGGAAAGGGTTGACCGCAGCTTCTTTGGTGCCGTGGATACGACAGCGCCGCAGCTCCTGATTGGGGCCAACGATCCCAATTCGACGCGCGTCTGTTTCGCCTATAAGAGCGGTACGGGCAGCGCGGGGCAGTTCGATACGATCCTGATATATGATTATGCGCTCGACCGCTGGGCGCCGATTTTATCGGTATCGGGACAATATCTCGGGACATTGGCCAAACCTGGTATTACGCTTGAGGCGTTGGATACGCTGGCAACGACAACGATCGCCATCACCAATGCGGTGAATAACGGCTCGGGGAAGGTGAGGCTTACGGTCTCGACCATCAATCTGCCGACCTTGGTGGCGCCGGTTGATGGGGCTTCATCGCCGACCCAGCTTGTTACCGGCGCGTCGGTCGATATCTGGAATGTCGGGGGCACCACGGAAGCGAACGGCGAGGGACAGACGATTACGGTCGTCAACTCCACGACCATTGATCTGCCCAATGTCAGCTTCGTG